GGCGCCGGCAAAGAGCGGCCGCGGCAGCGCCGTGTACCAGCGGCCCTGCTCGGCAACGATCAGCTTGCCCGCCAAGTCGCGCTCGCGAGCCTCGACATCGATCGCGCGCGCCACGAGGTCGGCAGCGATCTTCTCGGACGCGTTCTCGGCCGTGAGCCTGGCCCGATAGGCATCGACCGCGGCCTTGGCGAAGGGCCCGCCGAGAAGATTGCCGAGCCAGCCGAGGATGGTGGTGACCATCGCTTCAATTCCGGTCCAAGGTACGGCGCCGCGCCAACTCGGTGATCAGGCCGATGGCGATGACGTAATACGGCACGTACCGCGGCTGCAGCGCCGACTGTACGGCCTGAGACAAGGTCGGGTCCTGCAGCACCGTTTCCGCCGCCGCCATCAGCAGCCCGGCGCAGGCCACCAGCCGCGCCCACAGGATGGTCGCCGAATTCCGGAACCACGTCCTGATCCTGTTCCACATGTCAGGTTCTCCTGGAAATCGCGTTGAGAATTGAAACGAAGGCATGAAAAAGCCCGCGCGCTGCGGGCTGTTCATTCGTGACTGTCATCGCCGGCGGTGGCGGCGCCGTGGTCTGCTTTGCCATCGTCAGCGCCGCCGCCCTCACCTCGGCGACGCGGCGGCTCCAGCCTTTGCCGAACACCGCCCAGCTCTTCAGCGATTTGAGGAAGCGCAGGCGCTCGTCGCAAATGGCGGCAGCCAGCACCGCCGCATCGGCGCGACTTGCCGCCGCGAGCACTTCGTCAGTCACCTTGTGCGTCGCGTCCGGCAGCTTGAGCAACCGCCGCAGCACCTTGCCAGACCGGCCGATGCCCGAATTCACGCCGTAATCGAACATGGCGTAATCGACGCCGGCTGGCAGATCGTCGCAGCGCTGCGCATCCCAGTAACGCGCGCGATAAATCGCCTTGGCCTGCGCGACCGACATGGCCTTGACATCGTCCGCCGACGCATTGGCCTTCACGTATTTGCGATAGTCAGCGATAGTAATGCCGAACTTGGTAGGCCCGCCGGGATCGGACGGATGATCCGAATAGCCGCCTTCGTGAGCCAGCAAGCGCCGCAGCGCCTCGTCATAGATCGTGCGCGCCATGATCAGCTCCAGTAGAGGTAGAGATCGTGCAGCTCGAAGGCCCTGGCGTTCGCTCCGGCCGCCTTCCACTTCATCGACGTGCCGGAGGGCTGCGCCGACATGTCGAGCTGGTCGCTTTCATAGACTGAAATGGAGTTCGCGGTATACTTCCTATTCATCGTAAAAGCGGTCCAGGTCACGCCGCCGTCACGCGACGCCGAGAAGATCAGATCAGTATTGAGCAGCACCGCATCGATCTCCTTGACGCGCGCCACCAGCCGCGCACTCGCCGGTATGCTGGCAGCCGGAAGCGCCACGGATGTCACGGTGCAATCGTTGGTTCCAGCCAGCACCTCGATACGTGTCACGACATCGAGACGATTGGCCACCGATACATAGCCGGACGGCGCGTTGCTCGCAGCCTCGCCGGCGCCGCCGGCCCTCGAATAGAAAGTGAAATCCGACGACATGCCGGTGTTGCGGCGCAGGTCGCCGCTGGCCACGTCAAGCGCGATGATGACGTCCCTGGTCTCGTCCAGCGCAAAATTCACGACGTCGGACGTGATGCCGCCGCCGCCGGCGATCAAGGTGACACCGGCATTGCCGCCGTTGAATGTCACCTGCGTCCTCGCCGGCGACAATGCAAAATCCCAGGCGTTGCCGGCGGCGGCCTTGTGCCCGATAAGGACGGCCGCCAGAATTAAATTGCTGCCGCTCGATGGCGGCGCCAGCGTGATGCGAACCTTGCCGCCGCTGAAGGTCAGCACATTGGCGGCGATACGGACGCGGATACCGTAACCGCCCCATTCGGGACTGTTTTCGTTGAGCGTCTGCGTCGCGAGACTGTTGTTGACAGCGGCTGTCGGTTTGAGCAGGCCAGCCTCCCCGGTATCGAGATTGATCGCGCCGCCGCCATCGACATGGCTCAGCGTCTCGAAGCTGTCGGCGAAGCGATTGCCGGAAGCGCCGAGAAACTGGGCGGTGTTGAGCGCATCGGCGACGCTCAACGTCAGTTGCGCCAGCGTCAATTCAAGATCGTTGCCGGCGCCGCCCTGCGGGAACGATACCTGCCCGCTCGCCCGGTCGATGACAATGGCGTCGCGCCAGGTCGAACCGTCAGCCGACACTTTGATGCGGAAATTGTCGTCGCCGGTCAGGCCGAGTTCGGCGCGACCGGAGTAATCGGCCTGTAGGAGCAGCGATGCCGTGTTCGCCGCGCTTTCCTTCGACAGCTTGCAGCGGATGTTGCCGTCGCCGCCGTTGGCGACGGCGCGCGCCGAGAACAGTGCATTGTTGAGCTTGGCGCTGAGCGGGTTGACAGAGTCCGCCGTCGTCCCGACACCGACGAGGCTGAGGTTCTGCAGCGCGACGCCCGAAACGATCACCGCTGCCTGCCACGCCGCGCCGTCGAAGGCGAGCAGCACGCCTTCGTCGATCACATAAGCGAGCCAGCCGGGATTGGGCGCACTAAACTGCCAGCCGCCGTCCTGCCATGCCGCGATCTCATGGTCGCGTCCGGCCCAGGCGCCGGTGGCGCCGGCGTCAACGATGTAGCGGTCGCCCTCCACCGGCGAGCCCGGCGGAACCGTCAGGTCGCGATCATTGACTGCGAGTTGCACCAACGTGTCGAGAATGCGCAGCGCCTCGTTATGCGTGACGTGTTTCTGCGCCTGGCCGCCTTCGATGCAAGGCAGGCCGAGATTGGTCGTATCGGTCATTGTCCATCCGTTGTGAGAAGTCAGACCCGTAAGACCGCCTGCGCGGCAAAGCCGCGCCCGACCGTCCCCGACAGTTGCGCAACGCGCACGGTGAGAATCGTTTGCACTGCACCGAAGTCGGCAAGTTCGTCTGCCGCGGCATAGAACACCGTCGGCGTCATGCTCGTCAGCGTCCGCACCACTGCCGCGCCCGACATGATGAAGACTTCGTAGGCTTCGCTGTCTTCGCCGAGCGGCACCTCGCCGCTCCAGCTATCGCCCTCGGTGCGCGTGCGCCTGATCCAGCGCAAGGTCACGCCGGCATCGCCGCGCGTGGCCCGCAGGTGCACCGGCGCCAGCGGCTTGACCGCTGTGTTGCCCGGCGTCACGCCAAGCGCCAGCGCGGTCGCATCCGCCGTATCGCGCCCCGCCGCGACGACGCGCAACTGCATGGTGCGGTCCCGCGCGTCGATGCCGCTGGCGATAGTCACCGCATGGCCATCGAGCAGCACGAAGGGCGCGCCGGCCGCCAGCAGCGGCGTCATCGCCCATTCGCTGCCGGCCTGCCCGCGCAGCAGATTCGACAGTCGGTAGGTGCGTTCGCCAATCAGTTCGGCTTCGGTGAACTGAATCACTTCCCACGCGCCATCGGCATGATGCAGCGCCGCCGCATTGGCGCCGGCCAGCACGGCAAGATCAGAGGCCGACGACAAGGCGCCACCATAGATCTTCACCCGCACGTCGGCGCGGTGCCAGCGCGCCGACGGTCCGGCGGAAAGATCGTCCAGCGTCTCGCCGATGACACAGGGCGCGGTCGCAAGCGCCGCGCGCGTGAAGCTGGCTCCATCGCGCGAGGCCCACACCGCTACCGCGCCAGGCCATGGATCGGCGAACACGGCGAGCCTCGACAGCACCACTGGATTCTCGACATTTAGGGTCGGCAGATCGAGCGCGATCGCATGCGGTGGTCCGACCGGTGCCGGGACCGTCACCAGTTGCCTGACCGGCAGCGACAGCGCCACATTGAACACCTCCGGATTGATCGAGCGTGCCGCGATCGCGCGCGACTCGGCGTCGGCGATTTCCTCGATCTCGATCAGCCGCCGGCGACCATTGACGGACAGGGCCACGACGTCGCCCGGCGTCAGTGCCAAGCGGCTCGGCGGCAGCGCAAAGCTCGCGCGTTGCCCACAGATCCTGCAGCCAGATATTTGCACGCCGCTCGACCTGCTCGCCGCGCCACACCATCGCCAGCTCGGCGTGGGCGTTGCGCCTCGACGTGCCGACCAGCCGCCGCGATGTCGCGGTGGCTCGTTGATAGTCGCTGCCGACTTCGGTGAAGGCGAGCGATACCTGCCGCGGCAGGTCGCTGTCCTGCACCCGCGTCAGCCGCGCCGGCGAGGCATCGTCCGGCAATACCAGATCGTCTTCGGTGAATTCGGCGACCGGCAAGCCGCCGCGCTGGCGAAAGCGCAGCATGCCGTCCTGCTCCACCGCATCGAAGGCGAAAGCCAGCGCCAGCGGATCGAGCATGGCGCGCAGTGCCATTGGCCTGTCGATGGCGTAGCCTTCCGGCCCCTCACCGAGATCGCGTGTGTCGATATTGGTGATGCCGCTGTCGACGCAAAGCGCGCCGACCAGCGCATCGAGCGGCGCGCTGCCGAGACGTCCCGTCAGCCAATGCCCGGTGTTCCAGTTGCCGGCATCGCCCCACACGTCGCCCGCCGCCGGAAACACCGGATAAGGCCGCGCATCCCAGGTCCACAGATAGATCGAGCCCGGCGCGATCATGTGCCCGCCGTAGACGCTCGACACGGGGTTGAGCGCCACATCGCCGAAGGCCGGATCGAATGCGCCCAGCACCGCTTCGAGAAAACGCCGCTGGATGAGGTCGTCGCGCCGGCCATCGGAGAAATACGGCAGCGCGCTCTCGGAGGATTTCGGATCGGGAAACACGTTCGGCGCATTGGCGCCCTTGTCGACCGCCGGACAGCCAAGCTCGGTCAGCCATATCGGTTTCGATTGCGGCAACCAGGCTGTCGGCGTTGGCAGCTCGACGCCGCCGACGCGCTCGTAATGAGCTTGCTGCCAGAAGCTCCAAATGTCTTTCTGCCGGAACACCCAGGGTTTGCCGAGGCCGTCGGTGATCGCGCTGCGCTCCTGCGCGAGACGTGCCGCGTGATCGACGTAGTACCAGTCATAGGCCTCGCCGCCGTTCAGGCTGCGGACGAGGTAATCAGCGCGATAGGGATTGTCGGTAAGCTCGCGGTCGAGCGCATCGGCCTCGTCGCGCCAGTCGGCGAGCGGCGCGTAGTAGTCGATGCCGATGCAGTCGATATTCGGCGAAGCCCACAAGGAATCGAGCGGAAAGCGAACTTCGCTCGCGTTCGCATCGACAACATGCGCACCATATTCAGTCCAGTCGGCGCCGTAGGTCACCTTCGTGCCGCTGCCGACCATCGCCTTCACCTCGGCTGCGAGCGCAACGAGCGCGTTCACCGCCGGATAAACACCGGACGTCGACCGTACGCGCGTCAGCGCTTTCAACTCCGAACCGATGAGGAAGCCATCGACGCCGCCAGCCGCTTGCGCGAGCGCGGCGCAATGCAGGATCATGGTGCGATAGTTCCAGCCATCCGGACCGCCGCTGAAGAAGGCGCTCACCTGGTCGGCCGCCGCCGCGGTGCCGTCCGGCGAACCAGCCACACCGGGCGCCGGTGAACACGTGATACGCCCGCGCCACGGATAGAGCGGCTGCGAGCCTGCGCCGGTGTAGGGATCGGCGCGCGTGTTGCCAGCCGCGATATCCATCATCACGAAGGGATAGAGTGTCACCTTCAGCCCGCGCGCTTTGAGATGCGCGATGAGGTCGCGGACGCTCTGGTCCGACGGCGTGCCGCCGTAAGCCGCCCGGCCCTCGAACTGCGAGACCACATAGGCCAAGCCGCGGTTGACGCCGGCCACCGACCACGTCGCGCCGTCGGTCTGCTTCGCGGCATTGTCGACGCCCGGCCTGATGCGGCACGTGCCGCAGCGCAGGTCGTCGCCGAACCAGGCGACGACGATGGCGACGCTTTCCAGGTTCGGCGCCACCGCCTGCAACTCGTCGAGCGAGGCGACGATGTCGGATGCCGCGAAACTGATATGGCGGTTCTCGGACGCAAATTGGCCCGGTCCCATCATCTGCACTACGGTCGATGGCGCATAGCCGAATTCGGTCGAGCCCGGGACGAGCGTCACGGCGCGTGTCATGGTCTCGAGCTTGCCGATGGCGCGCACCACCTCGAAAGACAACTGCGGAATGCGGTTGCCGAAATCGGCCAGCGGCAGCCGCTCGAACACGACATAAGCGAGCCCGCGATAGGCCGGCGCCTGACCCTCCTTGGCGACGATCAGCGGATCTGGCGCTTGCGTCTCATCGCCGCGATAAACACGCATCGTGAGGCCGGAGAGATCGAGCAGTTTGCCGTCGGCCCAGACACGGCGCACCGCGCTGATCTCTCCCTCGCACAGGCCGAGCGCGATGTTGGCGTGATAGGAATAAGTCGTGGTCGTGGCGTTGACGCGTGAGCCGCCCATGCCCTTGCCACCGCCGCCCGTGGCCTGACTTTCCGTTGTCACGACTTCTTCGAGATTCGTCGCCCAGATCATCTGTCCGGCGAGCCGCGCGCGGCCATAAACGCGCGGGATAGGCGCGCCGTCGGTCGAGGCCATCACCTCGAGATCGGACAAACGCGGCCCGGTGACATTGCGCTCGCGGCCGCCGAACAACGCCTGATCGATGGCACTGCCGGCGAGCGCGCCGGCCAGACGACCGGCAATCGCACCGGCCGAACCGAACACGCGGCCGACGCTCGCGCCGGCAGCTGAGAGCAGAAGTGCGGCCATTAATTCACTCCGGGAAACCGGAAGGCATAGGCGATGCGGCGGCGCCACCATGGTGCCAGCGCGACCTCGGTAACGCAGGCGCCATCATGCGCATGCACCATCAAGTCCGGCGCGCTGACGATCGCCATATGCTTGGCGGCGAGATTGTCGCGCCAGCGAAACAGCAGCACATCGCCCTCGGCGAATTGATCGCAGGCGATCGGCACAAGGTGCCGCGCCGCCGCCTCGGCCAAAGGCTCGCCGCGCGCGGCTTCGGCCCAGTCCGGCGCATAAGGTGGCGCGCGCTCCGGCTCGGTGCCAATGGTATGGCGCCAGACGCCGCGCACCAAGCCAAGACAATCACAGCCGACGCCTTTGAGCGATGCCTGATGGCGATATGGCGTGCCGATCCAGCTTCGCGCCTCGGTGATGATCAATTCGCGCATGAGGGCTCAGCCTTGCAAACTGCTGCCATCGTTCCCCGGCTCACCGGCGACCGGATAGCGCAGCACGAAATCGTTGCCCGGGATGTGCGGGAAGCCGCGGAAGTTGACGATGTTGTTGAAGCGGTCGTGACAGGTGGCGAAGCGCTTGTCGCAGCCCGCCGTCACCGTGAAGGTGTCGCCAGCCACGATCGGATTCGGCATGGCCTGCCACAGTTCGACGCCGCCGCTCACCCGATGCGCCTTTACCTCGATCGACAATCCGGCATTGGCGCCGCTTGTGAAAGTGAGTTTGCCGGCGGTGAACCAGCCATCGGCAAAAGCATCGAGCCCGCTGGCGCTGAAGCTCGACGTCGCCGTCACCGCGGCGACGGTTCCCGCGCCTCTATACCCCGGCGCATCGAGATTGATCTTGCACCTTCCGTCGCCGAGATCGGCGCCGCAGTTCGACGTATAGAGTCGGCCTCGCTCTTCGCCGAGCGCCTGACTCAGCCCCCGCACCTCGGCAACGAAGGCCGTGCCGTCGCGCCGCACTTCGCCGAGCGTGCCCTTGGCGATCATGACGCACAATTCCGGCTCGCTCCAGTCGGTGAACCACAGTTCGACTTCCGCCGCGTCGTACAGACTGGCCGCGAGATCATCTTCGTTGAGCGTGTCGGCGTTGAGCGCGCCCGACAGTTCGGACGAGTCGACCGCGAGACCCTGCTTCTGCGCAACCTCGCTGCCGGTCAAGCCTGTGCCGGCGCGGCAGGTCGTGCCTTCGATGACGACATCTTCATCGTGGTCGGTGAAACCCTGTACCAGCCCGTCGCGCCGGGTGACGATCCAGCAGCGACACAAGGTCGTGACGCCACTGTTAAGCTTCTCTTGGAGCCCTGAAGGTATTGACCGCATAAAAACCTCACTCCGTCATCCCGAGGTGCCAGGTCGCGAAGCGACCGACTACGGTTTAATTTCAATCAGCGGGATCTTCGGAATCGCCCCCGCCGCAAAGGCCGACAGATCGACTTCGAGATAGTCGGTGTCGAAGCGAACCGGCACGTCGAACAGAAAGCCCGCCGTCACCGCCTGCCCTTCCGCAGGGATATGACCGTCGACAAAAGTCAGAAGTCCCGTCGCCGCATCGACGGCGAACGCCGAGCCGCTCTTCTCAACACCCGCCACCGCAACCCTGACACTGTCGGCAACCGGCTTCTCGATCCGCCGCCGATATGGCGCATACGCGCCGCCATAGGTCTTGCTCAGCGCGAAACTCGCCATCGCACCGTTGCCGGTGCCGATCACCTGGTCCAGCGCCGTCACGCTTGCGCCGGGCGCTGCCGAGGAATGGTCGAGCCGGTCGCGCCAACGGAAGCCATACAGCCGGCCGCGGCGCTCCTCGAAGAACGCGATCACCTGCGACAATGCCTGATGCGTCTTGACGCCATAGCCGGCGTCGTAACGGCGACGCGAATGCGCCCAGCGCGCGTTGCGCTCCTCGCGCCCCGAGCCGAGCGTCACGACGTCGGTGCGGCGCTCGGGCCCGCCTGAGCTCTTGAGCGCGATGTCGAGCGGAAACACCACCTCGTGAAATGCAGTCATCTACAGCCCTCTCTGCCCGCGCGCCACCGCGCGCGCGATCTGCCCGGTGACGTAGGCCTCCGAGCGGCGGAAGCTGTCCGCATCCGGCGTCGCGATCTGCACGGTGATGCTGGCCGCCGCATTCGCGCCGCCACCTGCGATGCCGAGCCGCCCGTCGGGGCCCCGCGACAGCGGCATGATCGCCTCCGGCCCGGCTTCACCGGCCAAGCCGAAGCCGCCACTCATTGGAAAGTAACTTGGCGCGCCGATGACGCCGCCGCTGGCGAAGGGCGTGATGGGCGGAAGACGAACCGTTAGAAACAGCAGATCGAAGATCGAGTCCGAACCGGTCTTAAGACATCCACCTTGCGCGGTGCCCACGCCGCAGTTGCAACCACACCCGCTTCCGCCTCCCTCGTCACGGGGATGGCGTCGCGTATCCGGATCGTTCATATCGGGAAGCAGCTCCCGCAACAGACTCTTAAATCCCTTATCGATGACGCCGGTCAGCGGCTTGAACGCCTGGGTAACCGCCATCTTCGACAATTGCGTACCCATCGACTTGAGTACGTCATCGAACTGCTTTCCGCCGACCGTGACCTCGGTGAATGCTTTCGTCATGGCGCTCGCGAAGGAACGCGTGCTGATGCCCAGCGACTCGGTTTTGGTCTTGGCGCGGTCCAATGTCGTCGAATAGTCTTCGGCGGCGAGCCCGGCCTGCAGCGTATCGAGAGTGTCATCGCTCATCGGGATATCTCTTCATCAATGCGGCAAAGCCGGCACGGTCGAGCGGCGCGCGGCGTCCGGTCACGGCCTCGATGGCGCAAGCCAGTTCGCGGGGCGTCATGCGCCAGAACTGATCCGGCGGCAGCTTGAGCACGCCGAGGCCAAAGCCGATGGCCTCGCGCCAGGGGAACGGAGTCACGGTTCGTCGCCGAACGTCGCGGCAATCAGCGCCGCGGCAATGCGCACATAACCTTGCGCACCGCCGTCGACCGCCAAGCGCGCGACCTCGTCATCCGTGATCGCCTCACCGGCGCCGCGCAGTCCGGCGCCGAGAATGCGCGTCAGGTCCAACGCCTTCAGCCGCCCGCTGCCGATGCGCTCGGTCAGCGCGACCAGATCTTCGGCGCCGAACGCGCTCTCCAGCTCGGCCAGCGCGCCGAGCGTCAGCACGAGCGTGCGCCTGACGCCGCCGAGTTCGGCCTCGATCTCGCCGCGGTGTTTGTTCGCCATGGTGTCACGCCGCCGCAAAGGTCACTTCGCCAGCCGACTCCATGGCGACGTCGTAGGTCACCTCGCCATTGTGCTCGCCGGCGAACTCTAGGCTGACGATCTGGAACGTTCCCTGCACGGTGCCGAAATCGGGAATGACGACCTGGTAGTTCTTCACCGCGCCGTCGAAGAAAGTCTGGCGCATCAGCGCATCGGTTGCGGCGTCCTTGAACAGGCCGCGGCCCGACAGCGAGGCGCGCTTGACGCCGGCGCCGTCGAGCAGCTCGCGCCAGCGATTGGCGCTCTCGGCGTGGGTGATGTCGACGGTTTCGGCATTGAAGGCGAGCCTGCGCGTGCGCAGGCCCGCCACGGTCGCGAAACCCGCGCCGTCGGCGATCTTGATGAGCAGGTCCTTGCCTTTCTGGGCGGTCATGGTCTCTCTTCCTTTGTGATGATCACACTGGCTCGGTCACGGCGCGGAAGCGCACCAGCGCGTGATAGGTGCGGCCGTCGGCCTCGCGCCGCACGTCGGCGATCGCAAAGCGCAGATTGACGAGGCGATGATCGCTGAGCGACAGCGGTGCATCGTCGAGCGCCGAGAGCAGCGCGCCGGCAATGACATGCGCCTCCTTGTGGCCGCCCTGCCGCGACCAGGCATGCAGCGTCAGCGTATGCTCGGCGCCGTCGCCGTCGCCGGTCGAGAAGTCGGCGATGCGCGCCTCGCCCAATGTCACGTAAGGAAAGGCCGCGGCGCGCGGCGGCTCGTCATAGACTTTCGGTCCGCCGAGCGCGGCGAGCAGCGCGCCATCGGCGACAAGCGCCGCGCGCACGGCCGCGCGCAGCGCCACGGAAGCTGGCGTTGTCATCTCAGTGTTCCTGGTTTCAGTCCTGCCGCTCTTCGGCATCGATCTCGATAAAGCGGCGGCGGCCGTGTTCGCGCACCGCGACGATGCGATAGATGTGCGTGCCATCAATGAGGCGATGCCGTGTCGTCACGTCGCTGCGAAAGCGAATGACGATACGAAAGCGCAACACAGCCCCAACCCGCTCGGCCTCGCTGTCGCCGCGCATCGACAGCGGCGTGACGCTGGCCCACAAGGTCGTCACCGCGGCGTAATCGCGGGTGACGCCGCCCGCGCCGTCGTCGACCTCGCTCGGCGCCTGCAGGATCAGCCGGCGATCGAGCGCGCCGATGTCGATAGCGCTCATAGCGACAGCATCCGGTAAGGCGCGATCAGCGCCGCCACCGCGGCGGGCGGCGCCACGTCGGCGATGCCGCGATTCTCGTACCAATGCGCCGCCAGCAGCCGCACGGCGTGACGCAGCGGCTCGGGCACGTCGGATGCCACGTCGCCATAGCCGACGCTGACATCGAGCTCGATGCCGGCCGCCGCCCGGCCCGGCTGCGTCAGCGCCCAGGGCGCGAAGACAAGCTGCGAGCCGGCCTTGTCGACAACGAAACTCTGCAGATCGAGCGCGCCGGCGGCGCCGCTATCGTCATAAACGCGCACGGCATCAAGCGCCGCCAGCGGCGCCGGCAACACCTTGAGCCGCCCGTCGGCCGGCCAGGTGTCCAGCACCAGCCGCCATTGCTGCGTGATCAGCACGCGCCGCGTCCGCGCTTCGATGTGAATGCGCGCCGCGGCGATCAGCGCGCCGATCACCTCGTCATCGTCGTCGTGCTCGATACGCAGGAAGGCCTTGGCCTCGGCGAGCGACAACGGCTCGACCGCCGGCGCGGTGAGAAGAATGGAGGGCAT